TCCTCGGGCATAGGATCAGTGATTCTTGACGGGCGGCTCCCAGTCTAGATCTCCATCCTCTTCCACATCGTCGTCCTCCCTAACGCGCGCCTCCAGAGCGGCCAGGCGAGCCATCAGACCCTCAAGCACACCAACGTCCATCGTCATCGCTCGGACAGGCGGTACCAAGGACTGTGTCGGCACCACGTAGAAGTTCACCATGGTCGCCGGGACCGGGAACGTCGACAGGTTAAACACCGTCCAGCCTCCACCAAGCTCATACGAGTCGTTGGTCAGTGAGTCGATCGCAAACATCGCGGAGAACGAGGCCTCTAGAGAGGTCGCCGTGGCTGGACCCGTCGCGACCACACTGCGGGTTGAAACCGCACCGTGTGTAGACGGGGCACTCACGACAACCAAACCTCCCACCGTGACTGTGTCAACGACACAGGTCACGAAGTACGCCTCCCCCTGAACACACCGCACGGCAACATGCGTCGCATCCACTATAGCGTACTCTAGCGAACCAACGGGGGTTGCCCCCTCGAGGCTGCCCACACCCGTAAGGCGCAGACTGCCGGTGGCCGCCAGTGAGACTCCAGTCAGCTGCGGTACATGCAGCTCAACCTCGTACTCCACGTAAAGCTCTCCGATCACTGAGACATCAGCCTCACCCGACGTGGCGAAGAACAAATTCCCCGCGTCGTAGGTCTTGATATCCGTACTCTCCGGCTGGGTCCCCACGCGAACGTACAACGGCGGCTGGCTCTCGGGCAGGGTTGACCCCTGTGGTGCCCAGACTCCAGCCCTCGAAGCGCCTTGATACGACATCAACTGCAGCTTCGAGGTTGGCGCAGGATCGGACGCATCCAGATCAAACGCCATCATCGTCATACCCTGAGCAGTCGTTGGCTGTGACGTCTCGAACTCGAACCTGAGGTGCCGAAACCGGTACTTCTCAAAGTTACGAGCCAAGACGCTCAACCATGGAAACGACTGACTCTGCCCCGGGTTCACGGGGAACTGCTGGACAGCAAACCCCGTCGAACCCGAAACATCGGCGACAAGCTCACGGTGTCGTACAACCATGATATGTCCGTCCCCGGTGATCCTCGCGGCTCTCTCCCTAAACCGCATCCCCATGGCCACGGGAGCATTGGTGCGAACCACTGCCCCCTGACCACCCGCACGTTTCCGAGCACGCCTCTTGGCGCCCTTAGACTTCCCATTCCCCACCGCACCTTTCCCTTGGGCGGCCACCACCTTACCAGGGTGGTTGGCGGCCAATGATCTACTGCGAGTCATTTTAACCCGGCACCTCTTTGGGGGGTGCCAGCCCTAACAGCTGAGCAGCTGTTAACTGGTCAAACCATTCCTCCGCAGCAAGCTGGGACTGAATGTCTATACCAAAGGCTACAGCAAAAAAGAGACGCGCCTCCTCCGATATGGTGGTGGCCTGCACAAGGTCAGGACGTTCCAAATGGGCCAACCGGTAAAGGTAAGCCCCTGGAAGATCCCTAAGCATTTGTCCATTGGCCCGCTTTAAGGCCAACGCGTGCGCTTGGAGTACTGGCACACCACTGTACAAGGCCAACTGACAGACACCCATCGTATGCACGTAGTCGCGCAGAAACCTTGGGTCCCGGGATTTAACACCCACCCGGGACTTCCCGATCGCCCTTCTCGGCGAAAGCACCATGACGCGCTTTCCCCCGACGCGGATCGGTCTTCCGGCACACAAGGTCACCTCCTCCAAGGTTCGGGCTACACCCTCAACCTTGAGATCGTGACCCAGCCGTAAGAACAAAGCCTGCAGACCATCGGCAACAAGATGGGCATGCTCCTCCTCGACCATGACACAGCAGTCGTCGCCATCATCGGCCATGCGCCACTGCGAGGGCGTTAACCCCAGCTCGCGCATCGCCCAGGCCATCATCGTGATCATCAGCACACAGTTCCCGAGGGCCGTATTCATGTCACCGCTCATCCGGCGGCCATACACTGAATACTTCAAGCCAGAGCGAGTGAAACACGTATTCCTGCGCTGCCACGCCAACAAACGCTGAAGCTTCCTGTCGCCCACAAAGAGCTGCTCATACAGTGAGTGCTCAATGCTCAACAGTGCCTCAGATACATGGCCATCAAACCTGGAGCAATCCAGTCCCAACTGGACAGGACGCCTCAGGGATCTCCAATGTCGTTCGATCAGCGCGCCGCGGGCTGCGTTATTCATGCCCTTGACTATCAATCTGCCCTCCGGGAACCAAGAGTCGTGTGGCATCCCCCGCATGGTATAAAGATCATGCTCAAAAGACTTCAGGTAGTTGCCGAGCTCCACGTTGTACCGCGCCCCACGCATCTGAATCATCCGAGGATCCTTGCGAGGGTCTGTGAGCTTCTCAAGCTTAACAAAAGCTTGGATCCCAGAGTCCCTCGGTCCGATCGGTCGGTGCTCCAGCGACTGGATGGCGCGCAGGTACCTAGCCCGCTTCAACCCCGTGTAATGCTTTCCCCACACGTCGAAGCTGGCCTCAGAACGAGGCCCCAGTCGACGCGCCAAGGATCGCACCACAAACCTCAACCCAGCTATTGCAGCGGGATCCGGGGTCGGCCACTTGCAGGCAACCCTATTCACCGCAGCCAAATACTGGTTATGTTGGCAGTCATTCTGAACAAAATAGTCATCACACACAGGCATCGCGCACAACTCCGTGTACGAACTCTCACGATCACAGTCCGCCCTATACTGAACCGTCCCGACCTCAGCTTCAGGGTCGATAGGTTTAGGGATGATCACTCCTCGCACACACACGCAGGGACGGCGGAGTTCCTAGGCCTGCACCCGCGGTGCAGAGTCCCGCAGCAGCCGGTACCGGTCCACGCTTTGCCGGACCGCTCCCGTCGTGCCGAAGCGCAGCAGCCGGATCTCCGAGTCCGGCACGCACCAGTAGACGGCCGTAGCCATCTGCTTGAGCGCAAACTGCACCTCAGCGGTGTACTGCTTCTCCTTCCACTCCGCGCCGAGCACCTTGTAGAGCTCGGCAAGTCCCTCCCTGGTCCGTTCCTTCCCAAACACCGCCAAGTTGACGGCAACGGTGACCTCCTTGCTCGCCGCAACAGCGAGCGTCTCGTCGGTCCAGGCACTGGGATGTGCCTGCCGGATCTCTGTGACCCGGTCGTCCTGGTTCCGGCTGTCGAGCCACTCCGACGCCTTGACGAGCGCCTCGGTAGCGTTTTCACGCTGCCAGGCCCCGTACTCGCCAAGCGCCATGAGCCCCAGGCCCACCCCGACCGCGCACGCACACACCTTCCACCCCGGAAGGTTGTCGTACACCGCCTGGTAGACCTGGCTCGCCACCGGTGGTTTGGGAAGCGCCACCTTGAGCTGGGGTGCAACGTACCCCACAAGAAAGTTCCGGACGGCCGCCGCGTCACCCGCGAAGGTGCGCACGACAACCTTGGGCACCGGCAACGCCGCGCGAGCGGCGAAGCCAAGCAACCCAGAACCGAACGCGAGCCCACCGACTCGCGAGCAGCGTGCCCACACGCCGCTCCTCTCCACACTCGAGACCGCGACCACCTCCTGATTACCAGTCAGGTGATGGACAATGTTATTGACA